TAAAGCGTACATAACTCCACTTCATATTTATAATGATAGTGGATCCAATGACCTTTGTTTTCATTATGAGATCCATAATGAATGCCATCTAAAAAACCTTTCGGTAATTTAGAAACCGCGAGCCTCCATTTAAAAGCGTCAGGGATTGGGAGATTTGTAATCTCATCTCTAACCATCCTTTTACGTGGAGTATACATAAAGTCGCGGCCGAAGTTACCTTTACATGACACAACACTACCAGAGGTTACGAGTAACATAGAAATATTTGTATCAACTTGGGACATTCGATCGTGTTTTTCATTTCGATCAATATACCAAGCTTTGTATCGGCGTTTTACCTCAGTGGAAAGAATACCCGCTGTGGGTGCTTCCCACCAAGGCACGTGAAACGGATCTTTTGAATCTAGAATGCTAACAAGATATTTGATTGTGAGCGGGAAGTAAATCTTAATCTTCTCCATCCAACAATGTAATTTATTTATAGCAACATAGACTTCAGGATCGTTGTATAAGGTGGTGACGTAAACCGGTGTGATATCATAACCACACCAGTAATCACCCCCACAACTCTCCCGAAAAGGACCCTCCGCATAAGACTTTTCCAAATTAACGGTTAAGCCAGCAGCAGAAAGAGTTTTCACAAGAGGTTGGTAATCCTCGGAGCGGACAATTATGTCATCTCCAAATACAGCAGTTTCAGAAAAATCTACGAAGAGCCTTCTTGGTTCTCTACGAGACTGAACTGCATATACCAACGCCAACAATGTCAACGTCATCATGGGAAAAGTAAAACCATTTCCCATCGTTGACATCATGTTTAACTCGACCCACGAACCATTCACTTTTGTCATACGTGATGAAAAATCGTATAACAAATGATACCATTCGTTGGGCCATAGAAGCTTTATTAAAGCCAAGGATATAAGATCAGAAGCATTTTTTAGGTCGACCGTTGCTAACGAGTCGTCCATACTACCGATTTCAGCCAACATCATGTTCCACGTTGACTGGGTTGATATATCAATACCGCAACACCTAAGAGCCCCTTCTATGTAAAGGCCAGCAGCAAGCTGCAAAGCCATATTCATTAAAGGCTCAGTAGAAACGGTTCTATCTGTTTCAGCGTTCTTCGGAACTGTTGAAGTAGAACTCCCCTTAACAACTTTAAACTTAAACCGCTCACCCATTGACTCATCAAAGAGCCGGAGGTGGGGGTTTATAGACCGCAACATTCGTGCGTAAGGAAGGGCCTTCTCAGTTACAGTTACTGATTCGAGTTGTATCTTATCAGCGAAGTGTGTGAAAGTAGTGCCCCCGGAAGATCCGGGACCATACTTCCACAACTGTAACATATATCCTAGATCTAGGCACCCGTGTGATTCTGCAGATTTAGCAGTAAATCGTGATAGCGCAGCGTAAATGAATTCGCGTGCATCATCAACAATATCACATGGGAGATCAGGAGAGGTATTCCCACATAAACGATTAACATCAACAAAATTGTTAAGCGCTTTGTCAGCGGTTGACCAACCTTCGACACCAATGATCCTTTTTGGGGACCTTTCTTTTTGGCGAAGTAGGGCGGCAACTGTATGAAGTGGGAGAGAAGGATTGCAAGTAATTGCATTATCAAGCTCCGTTGTAAAAATATCTAAAAAGAGCGATGTCCTAGTGGCACCTGCCGATATATTGCAGCAAGCAGCGTAGATATCTTTTTCAGTTTGAGTTTTCATGGATGATTTATCCTTAAATTGAAAACAGTTAAAGACACGGTTTACATAACACCAGTTGTAACGGTGTTATAGATTTCTTGGGCATTACCCCAAAGTAAACCGAAATGCGCGGACAAGAGGGCTTTTATATCCTCAGGTTCGTACGTTTCACAACCTGCATCGATTTCAATGGTCGTAGTGACCTTAGGAATACGAGAAAGTTGGTTAACAGCAGGAACGGCACCTTTGCGGGTGACGATCTTATACTGATTAACAGGTATGTCTTTAATAACCCCATTCGCGTTTACAGATGGCAGGGTTTTAATCTGCACAGGTCTGAACATCGCGTGTGTAAAG